AAAAGCGTTTGATAGGGCGGATGCGTTGCATGCCGCAAGAGCCAAGGAAACTACTTCTTTGTGGCGTTTGGCTGCTAAATAAACAAAACCCCTCTAAAAATCAGAGGGGTTTGCTTTAATTGGTGGGTCGGCGGAGATCGAACTAAACGCCATTTTGTAGCCCAAAATCATATGGTTACGTGCGACCAAAAAGGTACGAATTTCAAAGAGTACCCCCAAAAATACCCCCAGTCACACTGCCTACATACTAGCTGAGTTTTCATGGGGTATAAGATTTAACTTAATAAATTTGAAATAAATTATGCGAAGAATCCCAGATGACAACCTAGCGTACCCGGTTCTTATAACTGCTGGGATATCTTGTGGATCAGGTTTCTATGTTAATTCTGATCAATCGATATATTTAGTTACCGCAAGGCACGTTCTTATTAATAAGGACACAAACACTTTCTTTTCGAAAGTAATTGAGCTTAGCTCGTATTCAAAGAATTTAAAGGACTCAGTTTCTAACATACTTTCGGTAGATCTAGCATTGATTGAGGGCTGCGGCCTACTAAAATCTGATTTAAGCCTAGATGTGTTGGTTATGAAAATAGGTGATGTAGATTCAGATACCTTTATGTTTTCAACCTCTGTGGGGGTTGTTGTAAAGCAAGTATCTCAGTTGGGAATTATTGGAGTACAGCTTCAAAATATAAAGCGCTACTCCGACATCCTTATTGCAAATGATGTCTTTGTATTTGGTTATCCAGTCTCAATTGGACTGAAGTATCTTCCGCAATTTGACTACTCCCGTCCACTACTTCGCGCAGGAATTATTGCTGGCATTAACGATGCAGTTAGATCGATTGTTCTTGATTGCCCCGTTTATCCTGGAAATAGCGGTGGACCAGTAGTTGAGGTGGAGCAGGAGGGCTTCGAATATCGTTACAAAATTATTGGAGTTGTAATAGAGTATGTGCCAGCAATTTCGCAAGTCGTTGGATCAACATCATCGGAGGCAATAGTCAACTCTGGCTATTCTATTGCGGCCTCTATGGATCGAGTCTTAGAGCTGATACTAGAAATTAAATAACAAAAAAATTTTAGACATTAGCAAACATGCTGGTTTTAATAATGACATCGCCCTCTATTCCTGCTTCAATTATTTGAACTGCCTTCTTTTGAATTATCTGTCTATTCGCCTCAAAAATAGCAACTAAGTTCGGATTATTGTTTGCGCTATAGTGATCTTGGAGTGTTTCTTGGCTAACCACGATCCTTCTGCGTTGCCCATCTACTATTGCGTTAAAGCACACAGACATAGTTATTGGGTCAAACATAGAGTTCTCTAAAAATTGAATATTCATATCTTTTCCTAATTGGTTGGTTACCAGCCCTTGATGCTAGGCGCTTGATTCACCTGTGGGGGCGTTCCAATTGTCGTATTTGGTGGAGTTGTAATCGGCGCTTGGATATTTCCTTGATATTGACCCTGAGGCCCATAGAAATTTGTTTGGTTGCCTTGCACTTGAGCTGACCCCTGAAATGCTCCGGTGGCACTGTAGGAGTTAGACACTCCATTAGGAGAGGTTTGTATATAACCTTTGTACTCACCGTTAGGCCCATAAATGGCCTGACTATAGGCAGCCCCCGAGATGAGTAGCAAGACCAAGCAAAATTGATATTTCATTAACTTATCCCCCGTTTATGGTAACAAGTGTGTGCCTTTAGAGCCCTACATGGTGAGCTATAAGCTCAAGAAAAATTAAAAATCTACTAAATTTTATAAAAAGAGCCAAATAAAGAAATTTGAAATACCCTTAATTGATATTGTTATTATGGTTAGTATAAAACCAAGTTTTGACATTTATTTGATAATTAATAATGTATTTTATATGGCCTTAAATCAAAACCCAGAGCAGCTTGCTCGCGATCAAATTGATGTCTTATTAAGGCAATCGGGTTGGGCTGTGCAAAATCTCAAAAATATTAATCTTAATGAAGGCCTTGGTCAGGCAATAAGAGAATATCAAACTGATGTAGGTCCAGCGGATTATGTACTGTTTGTAAATAAAAAAGCGGTGGGTGTTATTGAGGCAAAGCGTGAAGCTGAGGGTCATCATTTAACAAAGCATGAATCGCAAACAGAAGGTTATGCTGGCGCTAAATTAAAATGGGTAAATAATAAAGACCCGCTCCCCTTTTTATACGAGAGTACCGGTGTTATTACTCGTTTTACAGATGCAAGAGATCCCAAGCCTCGATCTCATGAAGTGTTTAGTTTTCATCGTCCCGAAACCATTCAAGAGTGGCTGGAACAAGGCGTTAGCCTCAAAGGACGTTTGCAGACAATTCCAACATTAAATCCAGAACACTTACCAGCGAGTGAATTGCATTTACGCGACTGTCAAGAAGTTGCGATTTCAAATCTTGAGTCATCATTTAAATTGGGACATCCACGAGCCCTTATTCAGATGGCTACTGGGGCTGGTAAGACATATACAGCAATCACAGCAATATATCGCTTACTTAAGTATGGAAATGCAAAGCGTATTTTGTTTTTAGTTGACACTAAAAACCTTGGTGAGCAGGCTGAACAAGAGATGATGTCGTATGTGCCAATTGATGACAACAGAAAATTTACAGAGCTTTATAACGTACAGAGATTAAAGTCCTCATTTATTGCCAAGGATAGTCAGGTATGTATTTGCACTATTCAGCGCCTTTATTCGATCCTCAAGGAGAAGGAGTTAGATGAGGCGACTGAGGAAAGTAATCCTGCTGAATTATTTCAAGCCAAAGCACCTATACCCGTTGTTTATAGTGAAAAGATTCCTCCAGAGTTTTTTGATTTTATTTTTATTGATGAGTGTCATCGCTCGATCTATAACCTTTGGCAGCAGGTTCTTGATTATTTCGATGCAAGCCTGATTGGCCTCACTGCAACGCCGGATAACCGTACATATGGTTTCTTTAAAAAGAATGTAGTGAGTGACTATAGCCATGAAAAAGCGGTGGCGGATGGCGTTAATGTGGGAAATGAGGTTTACGTAATTGATACCCAAGTTACTCAGCAGGGTGCAGTCATTCCAGCTAAATTACTAGTCGAGAGACGTGAGAAATTAACGCGTAAAAAACGCTGGGAACAACAAGATGAGGATGAGCAGTATTCAGCAACTCAGCTTGATCGCAATATTGTTAATCCGGATCAAATTAGGACGGTAATTCGCACATTCCGAGATAAATTGCCGGAAATATTTCCAGGGCGAACTGAGGTTCCTAAAACGCTCATTTTTGCCAAAACTGATAGTCATGCTGATGACATCATTCAAACGGTAAGAGAAGAGTTTGGTGAAGGTAATGCCTTTTGTAAAAAGATTACCTACAAAATCGACGAAGATCCTAAGTCGGTCCTCGCTCAATTTCGGAATGACTACTATCCGCGTATAGCGGTAACGGTTGATATGGTTGCTACAGGAACCGATGTCAGGCCTCTAGAGTGCCTTCTCTTCATGAGAGATGTGAAGAGTCGCAATTACTTTGAGCAAATGAAAGGGCGTGGAACTCGCACCCTGGATCTAGATGATCTGAGAAAGGTCACGCCTTCAGCTGTAAGTGCAAAAACACACTATGTCATTGTTGATGCTGTTGGTGTAACTAAATCTTTAAAAACCGCAAGTCAGCCATTAATTACAAAGCCTACGATCCCTTTAAAAGATCTAGCCATGAGCATCATGATGGGCGCCACGGATGAAGATACAGTGAGCTCGTTAGCAGCGCGTTTAGCCAGATTGACTAAGCAACTTGATCCTGATGATCAAAGACAAATTCGTCTTGCGGCTGGAGGTTTAGAGTTAACTCAAATTGTGGGGCAGCTTTTTAGCTCAATTGATGCGGATAATGTGGAGGCTAAAGCATTGGATTTGGCAGGTCTCCCTGCGGGATCTGAATTAAGCGAAGAAAAACTGCAGGCAGCACAAGCCCAATTAGTATCAACGGTTGCGCAAGTCTTCAATGGACCATTGGTTGATCTGATTGATTCCATTAGGCGCGAGAAAGAGCAGACAATTGATCGGGATAATTTAGATGTGCTGCTTAGAGCTGAATGGGATAAGGATTCAGCTTCAAACGCACAAGCCATGGTTGATGAGTTTGCTGAGTACTTGAAGGCAAATCAAGATAGCATCACGGCTTTGACAATATTCTTTAGTCAGCCATATCGCAGACGTGAGCTAAGTTTTGATTTAATTCGGCAGGTTCTGGATAAGTTGAAGCTGGATAAGCCCAAACTAGCCCCATTAAGGATTTGGCATGCCTATCGGCAATTGGATGAGTACAAAGGCTCTCAGCCAGCAAATGAGCTAACTGCATTAGTGGCTTTAATTCGCAGGGTATGTGAAATAGATAGCAAGATCTCGCCATTTGATGAAACAGTGCGCCGGAATTTCCAAAACTGGGTAATGAAACATCACTCTGGTGGCGGGGAGAAGTTTAATGAGGAGCAAATGCAATGGTTAAGGATGATCCGTGATCATGTGGCAAACTCTTTCCATATAGAGCGTAATGACTTGGAAATGTCACCCTTTGATGGGCAAGGCGGATTGGGAAAAATGTATCAACTGTTTGGTGAAAAGATGGATCCCCTGATTGATGAATTGAATGAAGTGTTGGTTGCTTAAGAATGTCTGGGATAAAGACTAAAGTTCCATCTTCATGGGAGCTTGTAAAGCTTGGTGACTTTGTAGAGAGCCAAAAAGGGAAAAAGCCTAAAAACGAAGCTAAGAATGAGTCTTCTTCGCACCCAATTCCATATGTAGATATTCAGGCTTTTGAGGAGAAGATTGTCCGCACATGGACGGATGGCGTAGGGTGCCATCCATGTTACGAGTCTGACTTTTTAATGGTTTGGGACGGGTCTCGATCTGGTTTGGTTGGGAAAGGGATGAATGGCGCTCTTGGGAGTACTCTAGTACGCATTAACTTTCCAATGATGGTGAATGATTACGCATACTATTTTTTGCAGTCGAAATATCAGCAAATAAATACGAGAGCCAAAGGAAGTGGGACGCCCCACGTAGACCCTGATTTACTTTGGAACTATGACTTCCCGATTCCGCCGTTGGCTGAGCAACATCGGATCGTCCAAAAAATTGAAGAATTATTTTCTGAGCTTGAGAGTGGGATTGATAACCTTAAGCTCGCACAAGTGCAGCTTAAGGTTTATCGCCAAGCCTTACTAAAGGATGCTTTTGAGGGTAAATTGACTGCTCAATGGCGAGAAAAAATACTGGGAAATATTGAGACTGCTTTTGAATTAAAAAAAAGAATTCGGCTGGAGGCGATAGATTTATACCAACGTGAATTTTCCCTATGGAAATCATCTGCAAAGGTTAGGCGGAAACCTCGACCTTTGAAATTTCCTCCTGAACTAGTATTAGAGGAGCGTCAAAAATTATGCAATTTACCTGATTGCTGGTCTTTTGAAAAATTGGGTGAATTATTTAAGGTTTATGTTGGCTCCACCCCTAGTAGAAAGTCTGCGGATTTTTGGGGGGGGTCGATTCCATGGATATCCAGCGGGGAAGTTTCCTTTTGCTCGATAAACGATACAAAAGAGAAAATTACGCAGCGTGGCTATGAGAGCATTTCTGCGCATATTCATCCTCCTGGAACCTTAATGTTGGCGATGATTGGTGAGGGTAAAACCCGCGGACAAGTTGCCATTTTGGGTGTCGAGGCATCACATAATCAAAATACCGCAGCAATTAGAGTTGCTGGGTCTGGGGTTCCCCCTCTTTATTTATATCACTACCTTACCTATTGCTATGAGAATACAAGAAAACTGGGGTCAGGCAATAACCAAAAAGCACTTAATATGGATAGGGTTGAAAATTTAATATTTCCATTGACTAGTATTCGGGAGATGGAAGAAGTGGTCCAAATTATTGATCAAAAACTTTCAATAATTGAAGCATTTGATGGAAATATTAAAACCGCAATAAATTGCTCCGAAAGCCTTCGCCAAGCTATCCTCCAAAAAGCCTTTTCTGGAAAATTGGTCCCTCAAGACCCAAATGACGAGCCGGCATCTAAATTGCTCTCCCGCATTAAAGCGGAAGTTTCTAAATCAAAACTCTCTAAAAAGAAAAAAGTCCAATGAACGCCACTGCATCAATTGTTACCAAGGTCTGGAGTTTTTGTACCGTCCTCAAGGATGATGGCGTTAGCTATGGGGACTATCTTGAGCAACTGACTTATTTAATCTTCCTAAAGATGGCTGATGAATATAGCCAGCCGCCTTATAGTCGAAAGGTTGCTATACCTAAGGCATATGACTGGAGTAGCTTGAAGTCAAAGCGCGGCGCTGAGCTAGAGGTTCACTACGTGACTCTATTGCGTGAGCTTGCTAATAAGCCAGGAATGCTGGGCACTATATTTACTAAATCCCAAAACAAGATTCAGGACCCGGCCAAACTCTCTCGCCTTATTGAGTTAGTCAATGAGACTAAGTGGGTAACAATGGGCGCGGATGTAAAAGGCGATATCTATGAGGGCTTACTGGAGCGTAACGCAGAGGATACTAAATCTGGAGCAGGGCAATACTTTACGCCTAGAGCTTTAATTAAGGCTATGGTTGAGTGTGTTAGGCCTCAACCGAGCAAAACTATTGCAGACCCAGCTGCAGGTACGGGCGGTTTTTTCTTGGCAGCCTATGACTTTCTAGTTAGCGCCTATCAAATGAATCAATCGCAAAAAGCATTTTTAAAGCGTGAAACTTTTTTTGGTAATGAGATTGTTGCTGGAACGCGTCGATTAGCCCTAATGAATATGTTCTTGCACAACATTGGGGAAATCGATGGTGAAAGTATGATTTCCCCTAATGATGCATTGGTAGCCGATAGTGGTAAGCGATTTGATTACGTGCTGGCAAACCCGCCATTTGGTAAAAAAAGCTCCATGAGCTTTACGAATGATGAAGGTGAGCAGGAAAAAGACGAATTAACTTATAACCGCCAAGATTTTTGGGCCACAACGTCCAATAAGCAGTTGAACTTCGTGCAACACATTCGCACTATGCTTAAAACTACTGGGCAGGCAGCAATAGTTGTTCCGGACAATGTCTTATTTGAGGGCGGTGCCGGTGAGACAGTTCGCAAAAAGCTTTTAGAGAATACAGACTTGCATACGATTTTGCGTCTTCCAACGGGCATTTTCTATGCTAACGGCGTGAAAGCAAACGTTTTATTTTTCGATAATCATGCGGCCAGTAAGGAGCCCTGGACTAAGGAAGTTTGGTTTTACGATTATCGAACTAATATCCACCATACTCAGAAAAAGAAGCCATTACGGCCAGAAGATTTAAAGGAGTTTATTGACTGCTATAACCCGTTAGATCGCCATAAGCGTAAAGAACTGTGGAATGAGCAGAAAAATCCTGAAGGGCGCTGGCGTAAATTTAGCTATGAGCAAATTGTGGCGCGTGATAAGACAAGCTTAGACATATTTTGGTTGAAGGATAAAAGTCTGGCTGATTTAGATAATCTGCCAGAGCCTGAGGTATTAGCCGAGGAAATTGTTCAAAATATTGAGGCTGCACTTAATAGTTTTAGGGAAGTAGCATCGGGGCTCTAATCAAATAAGGCGGGGACATGAAAACACTCTACATAGATATGGATAACGTATTGGTGGATTTTCCATCAGGTATCGCAAGAACTCCTGAGCACATACAAAACCAGTATGAAGATCGACTGGATGAAGTTCCAGGCATCTTCTATTTAATGGATCCAATTCCAGGGGCAATTGCCGCATATGAAGAGTTGGCCACCATGTTCGATACCTATATCCTTTCAACCGCACCCTGGGGCAATCCAAGTGCATGGTCTGATAAGTTGCTATGGGTAAAAGACTATCTAGGTAAGCCGGCATACAAACGCTTAATCCTAAGTCACCATAAGAATCTAAATGATGGAGATTTCTTGGTCGATGATCGTCTTAAAAACGGTGTAGATCGATTCAAGGGTGAACATATTCACTTTGCCACCCCTGATTTTCCTGACTGGGAAACTGTTGTCCGTTATTTAAAGACCAAAGCCTAGAGCATTTTTATAGCGCTATTGCAGTCTAGCTTGGCTTTGCTTTCGAGATATTCATATGGATCAAAGGCATCGAGACTATTAAGCCCGCGAATGCATGGGACCGGCCCATAATTTAAATACGCTTGCATCAAAGCTTGTCCAGTAAGATATGAAAATCGCGGTTTGCATAAGACCCGATCAATTACTCTCCTGCATGCATCGACGGCATCCGCCAGATCTTCATAGTCCCCAATTTGAATCCAGGCGCTCTCATCCAGGGGGCGGTTATGGTCAAAGACCTCAACACTAAGGCACTTCGATAAATTTACTACATGCATAGTCATCTCCTGAGTTTTCCGTAGGATAGATAGCATAAGCTCAGGAGATAGCCATGTTTCAATTGATGGATTGACCACTTCTTTCTCGAATAAAAGCCTGAACCTGTTCAATCGTCCAAAACGAAGATCTTCCAATCTTGATTGGCTTAGGAAACTCTCCTTTCTGAACCATCAGCCAGAACTTAGACTTTGAAACTGGCATCACCTTTAGTATTTGCGGAATTCTCATTAGGGTTATGGGCGGCGTTTGTGGATTCATATTATTCATGATTACCACCATGGTGGGCGCGCTTCATATTTTTGCGATACATCTGCAAAGCCATTTTTGCAGAACTCATTTTTGTGTATCCATAAGAGCGATACAAGCTATATAACCGAATTGCCACCATTAAATTCATCTCCTGTTGTGTGTTGTTGTAAGCGAATCTGCGTGCTACTGAGTTGCAATGTAGTCAATGAAATTTGGGTGGTCAATCAAAAGTCAATACCCACTTTATAAACACAAATTAATTTTTGACTACAAAAAAATATTTATTCATAGAAGTAACAAAAGCCAATTAAATAAAGCACTACAGCCCCGTCAGTAAATTCTGATAGAGCTGAGAGAGTAGTGGACACGCTTAGATCAATGAAGACTTCGACTCAAGGAATAAATTCTCACGAATTTTTCAAAACAGGATTACAGACATTTGTTAAATAAATAAATTAAAAATAAATTCAGAAAAAACGCGTTTGACGATACGCTTTCCGATTGTTAGATTCATCTCTTGCATAAATTATTTCTTGCAATAAAAGAACAACGCGGAGACAGTATTAAATGAATTATTACGAGCATCACATAGGAGATTACGCAGAAGCTACTGCACATCTGACCTTTATCGAAGACGCTACTTATAGCCGTTTAATTAGAAAGTATTACGCCACAGAAAAACCATTGCCGATTGATGTAAAGCTCGTGCAACGATTGATCAATGCACGATCAAAAGAAGAAAAAAATTCAGTTGTCTCAATCCTGAATGAATTTTTCACTCTCACTAATGATGGTTGGAGACAAGTGCGCTGTGATCATGAAATAGCCCGCTTTAAAGATAAGCAAAATAAGGCTAGACGCAGTGCTGAAGGTCGTTGGCAAGCATTTCAAGCAGATGATTTGCGCCAAGAAAATGAACCTCACAATGTATGCGTTCGCATTGCGACCGCATTGCGACCGCAATGCTCACCAGACACCAAACACCAGACACCAGTCACCAATCTCCATACACCAGACAAACAAAACAATGGGGGTGAAATCGAAAAAGTTTTACAAGGCGATGGTAAAAGGAAAAAACAAATTCAAACTCTTTTTGAAAAGGAGGGCTTGAATATTGGAGCAGACGATGAGCGTATTGCTCAGTTGATTCAACAAGGCCTAATCGTTGAAGAGGTTGAGGAGGCTATTGCCCAGGCAAAGGAAATGCGAAGGAGGGCATCAAGCTCTACCCCGATCAATGCTGGATTTGTTCTGGCCATTCTGAAAGGGATGCGTAGGAAGGCTCAAGCCCTTGATTCTTCTGAAGAGACCTGGTGGAAATCGAATCAGGGAATTGACCTTAAAGGACGAGAACTCGGAATGCGTGCTCAAGGCTCGGAGAGTTATGACTCTTTCAAAACCAGAATCTTTGCTGAGTTGCGTAAGAGAAAAGAGATCCCAGCTACAACGGAGGCTTCCCATGCAAGCTAACCCAGGTATAGCTGGAATCATTGATCGACCCGATATGGAAGATTTCCCAATCGGATCAATCGTTAAAACCCCAAGTGGCCGAATAGGCACAGTTGTAAAGCATCGTGGGGCCCAAAGTCGTCATGACCTATTCCAGAGAATCATCATTGAGTTTGATGAGCCCTTTGGCGATTCAGTAGCATTGCAACCTCATCTTTTGAAGATGATCAGAAGACCAGAAGCATCATCATGATTGAAAACAATCAAAAGAAATCAAAGCCAAAGGCAAAGCCAGCAAATAAAGGAGGAGCTAGGCCAGGAGCAGGGCGTAAAGAGGGCAGCCTCACCAAGAGGACTCGTGAGATTGCAGAGGTAGCCGCCGCGCAGGGTATTACACCTTTAGAAGTCATGATGAGCACCATGATGGCGCTCTACAAGGAAGCTGAAAATTGCACTAAGCATGATGATCATGCTCATGAAGGTGTTGGTCATGATCATGACATCATGATCACCGAGAGTCGAATCAAACTCCTAAACATGGCTGCCACCATAGCAAGACATGCTGCCCCTTATGTTCACCCGCGTCTATCTGCAATCGAGCATACGGGTAAGGATGGGGCGCCACTACAAAGTGGCGTCTTGGTGGTGCCAGGAGCGATGAGTATGGATGATTGGGAGCAAGCCGCCCAAGCAAAACACTAGCGAATTAAAAAAATCAATGAAAACCATCTGGGCACCATTACCCGGTAGCCAGACTTTGTTTCTGACTTGCCCAGTGTATGAAGTATTGCTAGAGGGCACCCGAGGAGGGGGTAAGACCGATACCTTGCTCATGAGTTATGCCCAACATGTAGGTAGAGGCTTTGGAGATCACTGGCGCGGAACACTCTTTCGTCTAACTTACCCGCAGCTAGCTGACGTAGTAGCCAAGAGTAAGCGCTGGTTTTATCAAATTTTCCCGGGTGCCAAGTTCAATGAATCTGACTACGTGTGGAAGTGGCCTACCGGTGAGATGTTGTACTTTCGCTATGGAGCGAATGAAGATGACTATTGGAATTACCACGGCCATGAATACCCTTGGCTAGGATTTGAGGAGCTCACCAACTGGCGGAATCTTTCTTTCTACGAAGCAATGCATTCCACCTGCAGGTCATCTCATCCAGGAATGCCAAGGATGGTGCGAGCTACTTGCAATCCATTTGGGGTGGGCCATGCATCAGTAAAGGAAAGATTTCAGATTGGGACAATACCGGCTGGGCAAATTATCAGGCAAGAAGGCGCACTACCTAGGGTCAGAATTCATTCGACGATTTATGAGAACACCCATCTCCTAAAAAACGACCCCAACTATCTCATGAGTCTAGAGTCACTAAGCGATCCAAATAGGCGTAGGGCATGGTTAGAAGGTGACTGGGATATCCATGTAGGAAGTTTCTTGGAAGGCGTATGGCAGCCCTCTAAACACGTTGTAGAACCCTTCGCAATTCCACCAACATGGAAAGTATGGCGCTCAATGGACTGGGGCTATGCCAGGCCTTATGCCGTCTATTGGTTCGCACTATCTAATGATGGAGTCTATTACCTATGGAGAGAACTCTATGGATATGGCGATAAAGAAAACACGGGCACAAGAGAAGATGCAACAGTAGTTGCAGAGAAAATTAAAAAGATTGAGATTCATGACCAGCGCCTAGGATATGAATACCGCATGAACTTAGCTGATCCATCCATCTTTTCAAAGATAGGAGCAGAGCGATCCATCGGCCAGATCTTCAGGGATAAAGGGGTGAAATGGACTGAGGCCTATAACGCCCCCAGAAGTAGAGTCAACGGTGCTCAGGAACTCATCCGGCTACTAGCTGAAGACAGGCTCAAGATCTTCTCAACCTGTAAGCATTGGCTTAGAACAATCCCGCAATTACCACCAGACTCATTAAATCCCGAAGACGTGGATACGGATGCTGAGGATCACGCCTGGGATGCAACTAGATATGGCGTAATGAGGATGAGGAGAAACTCTGAGCCTGACTCTAAAGGTAAAGATTAAATTAAGTAGGCAGGAGATCAGGATTTATATGTATTTTTTAATTGCCTACTTGTTTTTGGGGGCAATTAGGAGATAGAATTTACCCGCGACTAGTGTGCTTGTTCCACGGCAAGCTCCTCCACTTTGTGGGCTGGTCGCTCCTATTCTTAGGGCCAGCGCTGAATCATAAATTCATCGCTGGCTTTTATTTTTTTCCAGCAATCCTCAATTTCTTTTTCATGCCAACTTTTAGCTGGCGCTGTAGCATTTTCATATCTTCCCGCCATATATACGATTAAATCTGCTACCTGAAGAAATCTGCTGTGGTGTGATTGCGTAAAATACACTGTATCAAGCAATCTTCCAAGTGGACGTCCGTAGTACATCGGAGTTTTACCCTGGCTTTTATATTCAGAAAAATCTACCACGGCATTGGTAACCTCATCTGCCTCATAGTCGCCAAACACTAAACCAATGTCCTTTACTTTATCTAGATATCCACAAAATCTCTCAAGCATTAACATTAGACCAAGTCTGTATGGTGGCATGGCATAAAAGTACTTTTCTTTATGCTCAATCACATTTATACATACAACTCTTATTGGAATTTTGTTACTAATTAAAAAATTAGTGACATCTTTAAAGACTTGAACACGCTCTGCTAATTTTCGACCTTTCGCATTACTTTTCCCATGAAAGATATCTTTTCCATGAATTTCATTTGATTGAGTCATCGCCCTTGATCCAAAAAAATTAAACGCGATTTGGGAAAGCGTATTTTCAAACTCAATCGCTTTTTGATCTGGAATCAATAATCCACCCAGAAAAAAATATGGATTACCCTCAAAGTGTTTATTTTCGTCAAAGTAGCAAAGATGCATATAAGCTCTAAAAAAATCATTTTTTAAATCATCTCAGGTAATGGTATTTAAATCAATTAGATGGATCATTCTCATTATTTATCCGGCTCTAGATAAATCCTAGATAAATTTCCAACGGGTAAGCTACTAATCTATAAATAGCATGTGCCCCAAGACCCTAAAGCTCTTCAACAAAAATGGACTGCCCGCATCACTCATGCGCGCGCTCACTGGTCAGCCTTTCATAAGCGCGTAAGGCATAACCGCAATACAGTAGCAGGCTTTAACTGGAATGCAGATCCAACCAGTAAAGACTTCTACAGCCTTAGAGCAAATCTAATACACGGTACTATTTCTGCCGTTCTGCCAAATGTGTACGCAAGAAACCCAGAGATCTCTACAGCACCATTAAATTCGGGCGCGGACCTCAAGCTTTTTTGTAGAACACTAGAAGCAGTAACCAATAGAGCTCTAGAACATGCGCAATTAAAGAATCGAGCCAAGTCAACGGTAAGAGCAGCATTGACTTGTAGCTTCGGAATTCTCAAAGTGATGTATCAAAGAGACCCAAGTAAGGATGCTTACATTAAAGGGCGGATTAATGATGCGCAAGAGAATCTACTGCTTATCAAAGAGCTAGAGCAAGATCTTGATGACGGTAATCAGAGTCATCATCATGATGTCAAAAGGGCAGAGTTAGATGAACTCATCGGATCTTTATATGAGCGCTCAGAGGTTAATGCTGCTGAAGGTCTCGTCATTGATAGAGTCCTTACCGAGAATCTGCTCATCGATCCCTCAATCTGTGAATTCTGGGATTACACCGATGCGGACTGGATCTGCCAAGTCATACCGATGAAGCGCTCGCAGGCTGAGGCTATGTATAAGAAGAATCTAGCCAATGCCAAGATCTACCAACCAGGTCAAGGCGAACCCTCACATAAGAAAGCCAGGCGCTTAGCCTCCATGCATATGGATGCAAGCAAAAGTCCGGTAAGTGATGATCAGCAGATCGCAGTCTTGGAAATTTGGGATAGAACCACTCAGCGTGTATACACCATGGTGGAGGGCGCATCTGAATGGCTACGTGAACCTTATTCGCCTCCAAGAGCTGGTGAGCGCTGGTACCCATTCTTCCTATTACCTTATCAGGTAGTGGACGGTCAGTTTGTTGGGCCAAGCCTAGTTGATCTGACTGAACGACTGCAAGATGAACACAACGAAGCGAGAGACAGATTTAATCAGCATCGGGATCTCTGTATTCCGGGGTGGGTGGCATCAGCAGATATCAATGAGAAAACAATCAAAAAGCATGCTGATTCACGATTTGGTGAGATTACGATTGTCGATACCGAAGGCAAGCCGCTGAACCAAGTGATTATTCCTAGAGGCCATCCCAAGATCGACCCCATTGTCTATGACACCAGTGCAGTGCGTTACGACTGGGAGCAAGTCACGGGCCTGCAAGATGCTGCGCGCTCCACAGTGGTAAGACCTAAGACAGCAACCGAAGCCAACATCTTGCAAAGAGCGTTATCGGGACGCGTATTTGAATTCAAAGACCAGATAGAAGATTGGCTGCAAGAGATAGCGCAATACAGCGCCCAGGTTTTATTGCAAGAACTCACAAGCGAACAGGTAGAGCGCTACATGGGTGCGCCAGTTACTAGAACAGCCATGGTCGATGGCAAGCTCACTATCACTAAAGAGAAAACCTATGACTGGCCAACACTTACCAAAGATCGGATCTTTGACATGGTTGATCTCAGAATTAGAGCGGGTACTACCGGCGCGCCGGATGGCATAGAAGAAAAAGAAGGTTGGTTAAAAGTCCTGCCAATGATTACAAATCTATCAATACAAATTCAAAACCTACAAGCTAGAGGAATGGATTACGAACATATCCGTAATCTCCTACGGGAAACGGTCTTGCGATATGACGATCGTATCGATTCAAATCTATTTATACCGAATGTAGAAAAGCAAGCGGAGGGTTATGTCGACCCCAACTTAGGAGTCAATCTATTTTCTGAGAGGCGACAAAGAATCAATAGCGAGACAAGTAACAACAGTAATTCATTAAAAGAGGAGATCAGCAATGACGCAGGTGGCAAATGAAGTAACGAGTTTTAAATCAGAGGTTCTCAGCAATGGTGGATCCATTCAAAGAGCTCAAAATAGGGAAGAGTTAAAAGAACGCGAGCGCTTGAGAAAGGAGGCTGAAGACAAACATGCGGCTGAAGTACACGCCAGGCGAATAAAGGCAAGAGAAGAGCGTGATCTGAAGTTAGCCGAAAGAGCGGCAGCTCAGAAGGCATCCGATGAAGAAAAGGCAAAAAAAGCTGAAGAGCAAGCAGTTGCCAAATTAGCTAAAGAGCAGGAAGCTGAAAGGCAAAAGGCACAAAAGGCAAAGGTACAAAAAACAGAGCCCAAAAGTCAGGCTACCAGTTTGCTTGATGACCTCAGTAAAGCATCCAAGCCCAGCGCATCTCTTGCTCAAATATCTGAGGATATTGAAGAGGGAGAAGAGTTAGAGGATTCAGAGGTTGAGCCAATCTTTACTCCAATCAAGGGTGAGGTACAGGTACCTGCCATGATGACCGCTCCTGAAGGCGAACTAGAGCCTCAAGCTTATGACCTGGGAGAGTTATTGCCCGCACCAGCTGCAATCACTGTAGATGTACTCCCACAGCCAGCCATTCAGACTGAAAACGCAGAAGAATTGATCAATCGGGTGTTGAACCCTGGATCTGTGGATTCGAGCCCTGAGAGTAATAACAAGCCTAATGAAGAAGCCTCTGGCGACATCAAGTCAAAGCGTGGGTGTGAACGGATTCAAAAGATCATCAATGAAAAGCGAGATCTAGAAAAGCAGGTTGAGGATTTGCAAGTTACTGTGGTGAGCTTGCACGATGCTCTTCGTAAATATGAAATCGAAAGTCAATTTGTTGATAACGCAATGTCAGTATCTAACAAGCAGAAGAAACCTACCGAGCTAGTATCAGAGGCCAAGCACCAGATCATCAAATACTTAAACTCTCGCGAAGATGAGGTTGATCATTCGGCTAAGGCTCAATGTTTTTACAAATACCTGACCGACCCCTTTTATATGCAGGTGTTTGTGCAAACCAATAAACCAGAGCAATGGCAATCTACGATTGAATCCATCTACGACTCAATAGGGACGCCAGAGCCTAGCTTTGCGAATGTAAAGATCAACTCTATGAAAACGCTTCAGCCTATTCGGGCGCGGACCTCAACCTTGGGTACGCCACTGGCTAGCTCCGAAAACCCAATGGATCGAATTGCTCAACATCTAGGCAATATGGGAATATAAGGCAAACAACTTCAGGGTTAGCCCTGAAGTTGTTTTGATGCAAATTGAATTGATTCTAAGATTTCATCGAACGTAGGGGTTATGCCAAAAATCATCGTCGACATTTGCTCATAATCTCTGCGAAGAGCGGGAATCATTGCCTCGCTAGGGTAGATTAAGAAATTACCTTGTGCTGCAGAATTTTGTTGATAGTCTTTATCAAAAAAGAAGATAGATGCATGCAGGGCGCATTCTTTACCAAGATTCATATCCTTGATGGCATTTTGACCAACCGCATTATTCAAAAGCATGTGTAGATCATAGTAATGGCGAGAAATGCGATTGCCATCATTCCTTAGGCTTCTCCGTGCTTCAAACCAAGCGCGCAAACCATGAGCGATGACAGCCTTATCCCAGAAGGTTCTTTCTGGCGCTATGCAATTCACATTGGGCACGCTCAAGCCGCCGCCGATAAATTCTTGAGCAACGTAGGGATTGATTGTGATGAGCCTGCTGGGATCTAACGCTGATTTGGCGCCAGCTTCAATCTTGACCTTGGATTCAATATAGTCATCCTTGCCCGATGCTTCTAGAGATGGATACTCAACTAGTAAGGTCTGTGCATCTTTGTCGGTGGTATCTATGACAACCTTAAGGGCAGGCATCGAGATACCAGCATTGTTTAATTCGTTCTGAATTTGTAAGGTAAGACGATCTTTTAGATCGCCAAGAATATAGGTAGAGCAAGCAGTCTTAATCTGACCTAAGTATTCGTTACGTTTATTTCTGCCCCAGCTTTGTATAGTTGCAATATCGGTTGAATGTCCGATATCTTCCCGATACACCGTGATATCAATATCCTCAGAAAAGCGTGAGATCAAGTCATAAGCTTTTGAAAGGGAAGTGCCACCCTTAAATAAGAGGCGTGGCCCACCCTCTAGTTTGTCGTTGAATAGTAGATCCAAGACAAAGCAAACCCAAAAGTCTTTCTCGACATTTCGTAATGGTGTGCCTAAGCGAACTGCAGTCTCTAGGAAGAGCGCGCGCCTATCGCTTTCGCTAGCCTGAAGGACTTTGAGAAAATTACTATTCATTTGCCTTCAGTTTAATGAGAGAGTGCAATTTGGGGTAAATCGCTAGAAAGACCCTTGAGTAATGGGTGCATCCATGCTGGTAAGTGCGATAGATCCTTCTTGATGTCTCGCGCAATACTTGCCCCAGCCTTTGGGTCATTAATGATTCTAGATAAGGTGGCTTTAATATCAGCTTGAGCGGAAGGATCTTTTTGCTTGATTCCATCTTTGAGCCAGTGAAGTGCCTGAACGACACGCATAGCAGGGCGATCTGCCCAGATTAACTTACTAGGTGATGCCAACTTAAATTGAATAGTGAGGTTTCCAATTTGAACGGGCTTGATGCGGGCATCGGTATGCACGATCACCTTGCCTGGAACCGCATTGGTTAGCCCTAAGTCATTAGCGGCCGTCATGCCATCAATAAGCATGCGCGCGCTATCGCGCCTAGCAATAGCCCAGATCACATTCTGATAGTTGGGCTGAGATGTTTTGCCGGTTAATGGGTTAACCCGTGGACGATCGTATAGGCCGTGATCGATGCGACGTAAGTCACCTTTATTGGTGAGGCGCTGGAGGGTTTTGTCTACCGCGCTACGGTTGCCTAAGTCGAGAAAATCCTTTGCCGTCCAAACCTTATCGGCTTGGCTACGGCTAATGCGCCGAGCAATCAGCGCATTGAGAGGGATTTTGGCGTTAACTAGTGCTTTCATAGTCCTTAAATTATATACAAATATCGGACAAATGCAACATAAATTAACCGTTAAAAAACCATATAAAACAATGGGTTAAAAGAATATTAAAAATACCTAAGGTATCAATAAAATCAAGGTCACCCCGTAGGGGTGGCGTAGCTTACCTTGATGTGCGAGGACAAAAAGACACTATTTCAATGGTTAAGGTGACAAGGAGGAGCCTTAACCATAGAAGCAAGGGTGCTCACAAACTCAACAAAAACCCCACAAATATCCCAAGCCCATATCTACCGCCCCAATAATTGTTCTTAGTGCTTCACGCCACCGCGTTAAAGCTAGAGTCGCGACTAGCAGCGTAGCAATGGATGGGTTCGCGCTCCATCACCAGGTATTGAAGCTAACTAATTTCAAAACATATTGATAGGGGTGGCATATGCCAATTTCAAATACAGACTTGCAGGAGTTAGCTAAGGTTTCCTTAGATGAGTACTTGCGCAATCTACCAGTCGATCAAATCGCCGTAGAGAGACCTTTCCTTAAAAAACTGATGGAAGGACGTAAAAGCTTATTAGGCGCAAAACAGAACGTAGTCGAGAACATCCGCAAAGAACATGGCAGTAACTTTAGCTGGGCCTTTGGCGAAGAGACGGTCAAGTTCAATAAACGCAATACCACTGAGCAGGCCTCATTCCCGTGGCGTAGAGCGGTAGATGGCTTGTACATCGACTATGACCGACTCTTTAGTAATGGCATCAAGGTGCGCGAAGGTGGTGCGCGAGGATTCCAGTTGGAATACAACGAGCGCGTACAGCTGATCAATCTCTTGGATGAGCAATTAGAAGTCCTGCGAGAAGGCTTTCTCAATAAGCTAGACCTGGAACTACACCGCGACGGCTCGCACGGCGCCGATGCAGTAGTTGGCCTAGATAGCCTAGTCAGCCTAGCGCCAGATGCCGGTACGGTAGGCGGTATTGATCGAGCCAAAGCAAGCTACTGGCGTAACTATGCTGTCAAGGACATTGCCTCAACATCGCCAGGTAACTTGGTAGGTGAGATGGAGACCGCTTGGCGTCAATGCATTAAGCATGGTGGCAGTCCTGATTTCATCATCGCAGGCGGTAAGTTCATTGATACCTATCGCAAGCAAGTCACAGTGACCCATATTGCTGGATCAGGTGAAACCAAGTACATCGATGCAGGAGTAGGTGCAGGCGTTAACACTGGCCTAGCCTTCAAGGGTGTGGAGATCATCTGGGATCCGCAGTTTGATGAGCTTGATGCCATGGCTAATAGAACAGTGGAGTGGAGTAAGCGATGTTATTTCCTCAATACTCGCTTTATGAAGCTGCGGGATGACGACCTAGACATCGTTGCCCCAATCCGTCCGCACGACACCCTAGCCATGTACGCCATGGTGAACTTGCGCTGCGCCTTATCCATCTCAAGAGCTAATGCCCATGCGGTATTGGCTATTCAATAAGGAGGAATAGATGAATAACACAATGAACAAAGAACTCATTCGTAGTGACTTTCAAATTAAAGAAGTAGAAGCAGTAGTGCGTAGGGATGCATTCACGACTATCCATGTGCATGTACCACCGTATGAGACCAACATCCTTCGCAATCTATTTGGGCGCGAAAACGTCACGGTGTTCGAGCGCCCATCAAAGACCACCATTACTCCAGAGCAAGAGTACGACCGTCTATGCGCCAAGTATGGTCATGAGGTCGTGGCTAAAGTCTTTGGTGAAGATGATGGGGATCGCCTAATGGAGATCGTAGAAGGTTTGATGAAAGAAGGTCAGCTCCCAGCGCAAGAGAAGGCATTAGAAGGAACTCTTGAGCAAGAGCCATCAGAAACCAAAGGAGCTAAGAAACGCTAGCAGAAGGGAAGACCACCGCTAGCAGCAGGTGTTTGGGTGCGGCTGCGGGTGTTGAAGTAACCATGGTATGTGGGCGCGCGTAACTGCGCCCCACTGCCAACACCAAAGAACAGCCTAGGCGGTAGTGGGGCGGTGGACTTCCATATTCCAAGCATCAAGAAAAGAACTAATGACATGCTTCCAATCATCACATCTCTAGCGCAAACCTTGGCCGTCAATGGCCTTGGTCTACTTGCGGGCGCGGTACAAGCCAAAGGAAAGGAATTCATTGAGAGCAAGATTGGGGTGCGCATTCCAGAGAATCCCAGCCATGAGGATCTCATTAAGCTCAAACAGTTAGAGGTTGAGCAAGAGCAGCTTCTATTGCAATACACCCTTAAACAGAAAGAGCTAGAGATAGAAGAATCAAAGCTACTAGCTGAGATGCATCGAGCTTCACAAGAGAATGCTACACACCGATGGCAGTCCGATATGGGTAGCGATTCCAAGTTATCAAAGAACATCAGACCGGGAACGCTTGTTTACATTCTGACTGCTTATCTTCTATTCGCACTTCTTTCAGCAATGGGGATAGACATCAATGAAGCCTATGTAAAGCTGCTAGGCGAATGGGGGCAGTTAGTCATGCTCGCTTACTTTGGTGGGAGATCAGTAGAGAAGATCTTTGAGATGCGTATGAATAGCTCGAATAAAAAAGAAGAGCAGGCATGAGTGGTTTAGTGGCAGAGCAAGCAGCATTCTTAATTGATGTCAGCCGCCTCATCCAGTTTGCAACGGCTGAGGGGTGGGTTGTAACAGGAGGGGAGCTTTGGCGTTCCCCGGAGCAGCAGGAGATCTACTTCAAAAGCGGGAGATCTAAGACTATGAATAGTAATCACTTGAGACGCTGCGCAATTGATCTGAACTTCTTCTGGAATGGAAAGCTAGTTTGGGATAAAGAGCTCATCCGTACGGTTGGCGAATATTGGGAAAGCTTAGGCCCTAAGAATAGATGGGGTGGGAATTTCAAAGGGTTTGTGGATGTGCCACATTTCGAGAGAGTTGCTTAATTATTACCCCTCCTCAATTTAGATATTTTTAGGTTAGCCCAAGTCTCGCACCCACTCTTTTCCAGCTTTGAGTCCAAGCTCAGCCGCTTCAATTTCCGTTTCAAATTCTGGGTTTCCAATAAGTGGGACTTGAAATTCTTCAATTCTATCTGGGTAGTGCCTTGCAATAACTAGCTTAGACGCAAATTTACCATTTCCCATAAGCTGAGGTGTGTGATGAAGAACATAAACTTCATCATCTTTTTTAACGGATTGAGACCATTTACTCATTTTTAGACCTTTGAGGTGATAACTTAACGGAAGTAAAGTTAATATATAAAAAAATTGCAAATATATAAAGGCATTTCAATGACTATTGCTGACGGTTTAATAATTCTCGCTACTTTATCTGGCCCAATAATTGCAGTTCAGGTTACTAGATATTTGGATGATAAAAAAGAGGAGCGGGGTAGGAAATTAGCGATATTTAAAACGCTGATGGCAACCCGCGCTTATACCGTTTCAAATGCCCATGTAGAAGCTCTCAATAGAATTGATCTAGAGTTTTCAAGCAAGATAGATAGCGAGCGAGAAGTAATTTCTAAGTGGAAAGAATATCTAGATCTGCTTGGTGATAAAAGTATCTCTGCAGAACAGTGGGGTATGAGAAGGATTGATTTGCTTGTAGAGCTTTTGAGTGCAATGGGAAAATCCCTCGGTTATAAATTTGATAAAGTGCATATTAAGAACGCCACTTATTCACCGCTTGCACATGGAAAATTAGAGGAAGAGCAGCAGGCAATTCGGACTAAAACTATTGAAGTTTTAGAGGGCACCCGCTCTCTTTCTATAAAAGTGGAAAGTTCACCAGAGAAGCCGCAAAGCTAATTGAAGATTTCATTATGCAACCTTCTTCTGTAGCTCAATAACCTCAGCCCCATTCTGCGCATGAGTAAGCTTCTCGCTCCACCATTTATATAGCCCAACCCTCTGGGTAAATCTTTCACCACGATCATAGGCCCGAACAACCTCATTCCCATGTGCGTGATCGAGTGCTAACTCAACTACATCTTGCTCAAACCCATTTTCTCTAGCTAGGGTAGAGAAAGCGCTACGCCAGCCGTGTGGTGCATGCTTTCCTGACATATTGAGTGTTACCCGATAAGCTTTCTCAAGACTCTCACGACTGATGAATTGATTGCCTGTTGGCGATGGAAATACATAACCTTTTCTCCCAAAGAGCTTCCCCCATTGCTTTAACTCTGTAGTAATTTGCGGGCCTAGAGGAATTCGATGATCGCCAATACGTGTGTGATCTTTCATCTTGGCGCGAGGTATTACCCAGATCGGAATATCCGCATCAAGAT